CAACTTTGTTCATTGATCCGAAGCCGTCGGCTAGATCCTTTAAATACTCATTCATTTTGTCGGTTTTAATAAGTGATAAATTTTAAATATGTAAAAAAGTATAAAGGCGCCAGTGTAGGTTAATATACATACTGGCACACTTACTGCAATAAAAAATATTATTGCAGCTAATCTTATTAGTTTACGTCGCATTGAAAACTGTTTTCTAATCTTTTAATTTCGTGCTGGTAATGTTCCAGGGCCGCGTCTATTAATATCCTAACTTCAAAAGATAGGTCAAACGGTAGATCGTTTTCATTTAACGATAAAAACTTACCAGAACTAGAATAGAAAAAAAATGTGCATTGTTCGTACGGTGATAGTGCGCGTAATGCTTCTAGGCGCAAAATTTTGTGTTGTAAGCTGGCTATTTCGCCCAGGATCTTACTGTCGGTTTTTAACTGCATATATTAGGGTTTTGTTTGTCTTTGGTAAAATTATAGTAAAAACGTTTAAACTACCAAATTTATTTTTGTAGGGGCATAAAAAAGGCCCAGTATAGAAATACCAGGCCGCTTTTTTGTACTAGACCATTGAAATTTATCTAACCAACTTGCTTGCTTATGCTAAAAATAGTGCTTTTTCCTCACTTCTACGCCTTACTAGGCCTGGTAAAATAACTTTTTGTCCATTTACAGTTCCTTTATTCCAGCGGTCAAATTGGGCCGCTACTTCGCTTTTAGGTGCGCCGCTATTAAGTAACCTTAAAAGCGTGCTAGATTGAAATGCGCCGATACCTACGTTATAAACAAAGCTAGTTAAACTATCCAGCTGGTTTTGGTTTATAGGTACCTTAACCAGTGCTTTGATCTTTGGTACTATTGACTTTGTTTCCTTCCTTAACCATTCAACAGCCTTTTCCTGGGTAATACTATCACCTAGTTGTACTTTACGCTTTGCGTCGTAATTATAGGTAGATCCGTAACCTATTGTGGGTATTCCCACTGGATCAATATAAGCCCTCAAATACTTATTGATGTCGTCGGCTTCAAATCTTTTTATCAATTCCTCGGCCTTTGCTCCTACTGCCATTGTACTACTTAATAAGATTAACGCCACAACAGTAACCACCAATATTTTTTTGGTTTGGCTAGTCATTATGGACGGTTATTTAAATTAATGTCGCTGTCTTTTGCTGCAAATAAACCCAGGCCGCTTAATATGGCTGTAATACCAGTTGCCACGTCGCCTTTTAATACTGTTGCAACCCCAGTTATTACGGCCCCTAGGCCGAATAGTGATGTTTTCCAGTTTTTGAACATAAAATTATTTTTTAGTTACAAAATCAAGTTTAGTTTCAATGCGCGCCAGACGATCCAATATTTCGGTATTAGTGTTATTGTGCCTGGATAAATCCCTTTCAATTTTATCTAACCTGTTTTTGGTTGTAAAATAGAAGCCACCGCCAGCGGCAATAAAAATGCAAATACTAAATAACAGATCCGTCGCCATTTTCTTCTTTTAATATTTCACGCGCTATTGCATTGTAAGCGTCAGCCGCTGTCATTGCTGCCGTTAAGTTTTCAAATAAACCGCTTTTGCTAGCTGCGTCTAAAATTTGTTTTAAAATTGCAAGTGCTTGTTTGGTTTCCATTGGTTTTGTATTTTAAAGATTAATTAAGCTAGTGTGATATTAAGTTGATCTGCTCCCCACTGGTAAGCATAATCATCATTATTTCCCCAAGATTGGTACGCTTCACCTTCCATTAAAAGATTTCCATTTGCTACTACTGTACCAGCTTCATCTAATAATTGATAACAAAAATTTGAACTAATAAATAATTGTCCTATTGTAGGATATAGATAAAATTGTGTTGCTGTAACCGATTGACCGTTTACCCAACTTTGTATAGGTTGAATTTGTTTCATATTATTTTATTTATGGTACTATTGTTAAAACTCCTAAATTACTATATATATCGCCACTTGATAAACCAGCTGCGCTTGTTGGTATTCCTGAAATATTTATTACGCCACTTTGTTTTATTCTTAATCTTTCAATAGCATTTGTATACATTATTAATGGCATATTTGCAACACTACCAAATTGCATATCCACATTACCATTTACGTGTAATATTGCTAAACTTGTTGTTAAATCATTAGATACCCATGTACCCCTCATATAATCGCCATTTGAAGCATTACCAACAAATTTAAATAATTGAGCGCCTGGTAGTAATTGTTCTTTTACTACTAATGGTGCAGATTGATTTGTTGTACCTAAGGAAACAAATGAACCATAAGTTGCATAATTCCAAAGTTCTGACCATTTAAAGCTACTTGAACCTAAATCAGAACCAAAGTTTGATGTAGGTCTAACTAATGTACTAAAACTCGCAACACCTGTAAATAAAGAAGTACCAGTAATTTGTAATTTTTGACCACTATCAACAACTCCCCCAACAAGAAAATTTCGCGCTGGGCTTATTCTAGCTGCTTCCTGGGTATTTGTTAATCCAGTGTCATAAATACCAAATAAAATAGGGCTTGCAGTTGTAGATCCGTTAAAGATACAAAAATCACGATCTGCACTTCCCTGAATAAAATTGTTTGTTGCCGTTGAAATACCCAAACCAGCGCGCTTTGTTGCACCAGTTCCAGCGTTATCAATTCTCAAACTAGGCGCTGTTGCACCTACTATTTGTATTTGATTATCACCAGTAGCACTAGAAACGGTTAATTTACCGCCAAATGATCCTGAAAATGCAAAATCTATGTTACCAGTTGCCCTAGTTGTTCTAAATACTGGAACAGCTGTTCCATTATCTAAATAATTATATAAAAAAGTGTCGCTTCCAGTGTTTGTTCCTTCTGTACCAATTAATCCTAAAACAGATCTTGTTCCATTAGATCCATTTTTTAATACAAATTGTGGTGTACCACCAACAGTTGGTACTTTATCACTTTGATAAGCACCTATTGAAGTAATATTATTTGAAACATCAATTTTTAAAGAATTATTTGCTGTTAGTACATTAAATATTGCAAAATCATTTGCACCAGCGTTATATGAATTACCAATGCGCCATAAAGCTGTACCGCTATTTTGAAATGCAATTTTAGTATCGTTTGTTGCAGTAGTTTGGTTTAATCGTATTAATTGACTTTGATCGTGATCAATTTGTAAAGCCGTTCCAGGTACATTTGTACCAATACCCAAATGGCCATTAACATTGTCCCAAAATAAATCATTGTTACCAGTAATTGTGCTGGCTCCGTTCCAATATGTTACCTGGCCATTGGCACCCGTTCCAGTTACCGTACCAGTACCAGGGCCACCGATTAGATCCCAGGTTGTACCGTTGTCGCGGTAAAATGCAAATGTGTCTGTTGATACAAAGATCCTACCAATAAAACCAGCTGAGGGCCTATTGGCTAACGTATCCGCGTAAAACGCTGGCGTTTGTCTTTGGTTTAATATGGATAAATCTATTGCTGGCATTATGCTATATAATTTTTCTTAACGGTTACCAGGTTATTAAAACCACCTGAATTAATAAAGTTGGCAAAAAAACGGCGCGTTGTAAATTCGCCCTGGTTGCCTTCTATTTGTAAACTTTGATTTTGTTGTAGCGTTACACTTTCAATCTGTACGGCATTAGATCCGTAATTGATAAAAAGAATACTATTACAGTCGCTTGTAACGTATCCGCTTACGTCGTATGTTGTAAAGTTTACGTCGTATTTTATTAGCTCCGCTGTTACTTTATAATCGGCCATTGTTTTTTTATTAAAGGTGAAATGAAAATTAAATTGTGAACGGTACGCCCATTTTTTTAACTCCACTTATTTGCTGTACATAATAATATTGGTAAGCGTTATCCTCTTTGTAAGGTAATATCCTAGCTGGCTCGCTAAATTCAATTATTTGATCAGTAATTGATAAACTTTCGGTTTGTATTGCTGGTTGCAACATTGATGCTGGTGCGCTTGTACCTGGTTGATCGGTAAAGCCTGGCTGCTCAATTTTTAGTACTTCTTTTTTCTTATACATAAAAAAATACCAATATGCCGCGCCCGCTGCAAGCAATAAAATTAAATTTTTGTTTTTCATATTTCAAACATTGATTTTTGTTCGTCGGTTAATAAGTCCGCTGGATCTGTAATAAACTCACCTGGATCCAGTGGGCCAATTTCAATAGATCCCCTTCTAGTTTTCTTTTTAGTAGCCGCGTAAACAATTACGCCACCTAGTAAAAGTAATATTAATAAACTGC